TTTTGCAACAATTCACGGATATGAGACTTCAGGACAAAACAGGCACCCTAACCGGCATTTTTATAACTTTCGGGGATCACCACCTCGCAGTAGCACCTACAGTTCGGTAAGGCCCCCGCATGGCCGGTCATGCCGTCCAGGGTTGGCGGATTTGACCAGTACACGAACTTACCTTCCATCTTCGCGTGTGAATGTCGCACGTCACCGTCCTCCGCCGTTCGCCAGATATACCCCTCTGAACCAACATGTGTTGCCCTTGCCTGCGTCAGCGCCTGAGATGCCCGGCCTATTTCAGTTCGGGCGATCAGGTTGGCGCGGGATTTAGCTACATCGCCGGAGCGCATTATTTCTTTGGCGAAATCAGTACTACGCTCGCCGTTGATCATCGCCTCAATCGCGCGGCTGTGAATATCTGTCACCCGGGAAGCGGCTTCGAGGGGAAGGGACTTCATCAGCTTGATATTTTCTTCGACGATGCTTCGCGCCACCTGCCCGACCGACGTGTTATCCATTACATCGCGTAGGCCGTCGGATATTTGTTCAGAGGCTTCACGCCACTGCTGTTTATCATGCAGGTTCACTCCGTCAAACATTTTTCGAGCAACGCCCTCAGCCCACGGCGCAATAATGTCAGCGTACCGGCTAAGGCTGTTGCTGATGTGTAAAACGGACTGCTCAGAACCATCGTAGGAACCGTTTACGATGTCCCCCACCGCTTGCGCTATCTTTCGTAGCTGCGTGGAGTACTCGATCTGGGTTCGTTTCGACATCCGGCGCGTCGATATCAACGCCTTCTGAGAACGGCGGCGGATCGGCCTGTTTGGCATTCTCAATATCCTTGTCAGTGATGTTGGAGCCAATACCCGTTACCCGTGACGTGTCACGCAGTTCAGCCATGCCGGTATGCAGTGGCATCAGGCCAATTTCGACCGCCTTACTGATGGCATCCACGGTGCCAGTGGCAACGGTGGCGCGGTCGGTGTCGGACATTTGCCAGAGCGGGTTGAACTCGAAATCAAATCCGTCAGGCAGCGGCGCGCCAAACTCAGAACGGTGAAGAATTTCAAACAAACGACGGATAGGTTTGCGCGTCCGGCGTTCCTGCTGAGAACCCACATTGTCGTAATAGTTTGCGAGGTCAGCGTCGCCACCGGAAAAACCGGCGGGAGACTGGCCGAATAACCTGACCAGAGGGATACCCGTTGCCCCAGAGATTTGCTCACCAAACTGGGAGATCACGTCTGATAGGCCAGCGAACGAATAAGAGTGGGTCTGAAAATTATCTTCTTTGTCCATCAGCGTCATACCTTCGATGGACTGGAACAGGCGGATCATGTCGATGTGCTTCATCAACGCCGCTTCGCGATCACCGCCCCATCCGAGTATTTCACGCAGCTTATCGACGCTGTACGTTCGCAAATGCGCCTTATTAACCAGTTGTGCAGCCCCGGTTGACGCGCTGTCGAATGCCATGATCCTGTCATACAGCCGTTCGACTACCGACATTCCCCAGCCGTTTTCCGTGTAAGCCTGCTGATAAGGCAGCCCGACGCCATCCATGCGGATTAGCCGGGTGTGGTGGATTTTCCATGCAGGTATACCACTCTGCGCAGCCACAACCTGATAAAACTTTGGCTTTCCGAGTTCTGGCCCGAGCTGGTCGATAGTTTCGGTAATGGTCTGGTTCAGCATCCAGCGGTCGAGCACCAGCAGGCCTTTGAACTGGTCACGCCCGATGGTTTCCATTCTCAGCGGGGTGGACATGTCCTGACCGTCAATAAGGATCACCCCCACCGCGCCGCCGTAAAGCCGGGACCACTTAATCGTATCGCTCAGCGCGTCCCAAAGGGATAACTCTTCCCAGCGCCCCATCAGTCGGCTTTTGGCTTTGTGATCCATCTGGGAGGTGATGCTGACACCTTTGCGCGTCATGTCGTCGGCAATGGTGTCAACCGCCGCCCCAACTATCCACGACGAGCGGTAGGCGAACTCCAGCAGGACGCGGTTGCGTGAGGTAAAGTTCGGCGAATAGGTCCCGTGGGCGCTGAGGTTGCCGGTTTGCAGCCCCAGTCGCGACATGAAGTTGTCGTAGCCGTCGATAGTCTGCTGCTTTTCCCCAGACTTTTGAGCAGGGCGTTTTTTACGAGCCATTTAACCCCCTTGCTAACAGGTCCCAGACATCCATTGAGGTGGTCTCCATCGGGGCATAAGCGATCATCACTGAGTCGGCCAGGTTCGGCGACTTCGTTCCATCCGGTTTTTTATCCACGACGATTTTCCCGACCCCGTTGACGGAGTAAGTTGGTTGAGATAATTCAACGATGAGTTTGTTTTTCTTTGCCAGCGAACCGGAGATGGAGATTATTTCGTCCGGGTTGTAGTCCATGCCTTCTTTAACGGCGCGATACGTGTTTTGAAACAGCGTTCGCAAACGCCACCAGCCCTGTGCCTTTGCATTGGCAAAGAAGTCTTTGTTGAGACGCCCGTTTTGTCCGTATTCCCCTTTCACAGCCTCAGCCTCGGGATTGGCGGGTGAACCGCTGCCTCTGAACGGCGTTGCGGTGATCTGACGTTGCCGGGTGGCTTTGCGCTGCTCGTTGATAACGCGGGCGTCACCGCGTGCACCGGCACCTAATCCATCGGAATCGAAGCGGAACAGTTCGAGGTTCTGCTTATCGCATATCGAAAAGGCTTTTTGTACCGTGCCGAAAATGTCATCGCCCTTACCGGACCATTCATCGACATCTTCCAGCAGGAAGCCGTGGCGCACGGTAAAGGCGTTGGTGTCCTTACCTTCGTCAGCAACGTCGAGTGCCCCCATGCGTTGGCCGGTCGGTTTAATGCCAAGCTCAACATGTGCGTCGATGGCCGCCTGTACCCAGGCAGAAGGGATCAGCACACCTTCAACAGATGCGCTGTAGTTGATATCGATTTCTTGCGCCACCGTCACCGGGTCAAGCTCTTCTACCTGCTTTGCATACCAGGCATCGTCTTTGCGAGGGTCATCGCGCCAGTGAAAAGTGAACACTTTGATTTTGCCGCTGTGACGGCGCTCAGCGAATGAGTTCGCCATGCCGTTGGGCGTGGATACGTCCTGGCGGCAGTTTGTTGTCGCCGAAAGCGAGGCGTCGACCAGATACGGTCGCTCCAAGAATGCTGATTCGTCGACAATGTAGAAGCTGGTTCGGTCACCACGCCCGATCCCGTCTCCCGCTTCGCCGGTCATGGCCGATTCGGTTTCAGGGAACAGAATGCGCATGTGCGGTGCGTGCTGCTTAATGCTCCAGCCGCCGCGAAACTCTACCGGCAGCAGGGAAATAAAATTACGTGCTTTATCGAACAACGATTTCGGCGATCCAATTTTATCGACGTACTCTTCTTTACGAGAACCAAAGCCAGCGAACACGCCTCGATTGAACAGGCAAAGCGAAGAAGCCATGCCGACCGTCAGCCATGACATGCCCATATCACGGGTTTTCTCCGTAATGCCCGGTTCTGCGTTACGCCAGCGCTCGACAAACCACTCTATCCATTCTTCCTGTTTTGGGAACAGCAGGAACGGTATGCGCGCAGGTAATCCGCGTTCAACGTTGCGGGGATCAACTGTCATCCCCCAGTCGATAATGAACTGAGCCGGATTGTCACGGTAGAACGCTTTGAGCACCGGCAGAGATTCAGGGTTTTGCCGAATGCGTTGCAACCTCTCCATGCGCCATTCGAACACCTGATTGTAATCTGGGTTTTTAAAGTCGAACGGGAACGGAATAGGCATTGAAAGCTACTCTGGATAATTGAGAGAAAAAGTGGGCTATTTAACATAATGGACGTTACCCGCCCCACGCTAAGAGCACTCACCACTGAATTCAGGCAAGAGCTTTATTTATCAGGGTTTTCATGGGGGAACGGGACAAAATAGACTGCATAAACAGTGCATAAAAGGCACCTCAAAATGCATAGAGTTTTTATGCTTCGAAGTGTCTATTTTGCACTGTTAACCCATTAATTTGCGGTACGCTTCGGCGGCTTCGTCAGCGGTAAGATTGGTTGTCTGAATTGCTCCGCCATTCGGCCCGCTAAGTTCAGTTTTCTTCGGTGCTTCCCAGCCGCGCATTTCTGCCAGTTGTTTAATGGCTGCTTTCGGATCATGAAGTTTTATCTTCAGCCCATCCTTCCCCGCAGTTAGCTCAGAGATTGCCGCCATCTGTTCTGGCTTCAACTCGCTGGCATTTTTGAATGACCAGACAGACTGAGCAACTGGATTGCCGTCATCATCTTCACCGACAACTTGAGTACCGAACGTCGCCAGGTCAGCAATGGATGTACGCCCCATTACGCTGAGGCGCTCCATCGCTTCTTCGTAGGTCATGATGGCTTCGTTGACAGCTTCGTACTGCACGGACTTCAGGAAGGCTTGTACGTTATCAAATGTTTTCATTCGGCTGGCTTGCGCCCGCGCTGTGTCATCGGTCTTTGCCTTGCCGCCTGATGCTTTGTACGCCTCGGTCTGATTCTTTCCTTCCAGCAAATTGGTAACGAATCTCTGCTGTAGTTTCGTCAGGGCATCGAAAAGCGCCTTTTGTTCTTCTGTCAGCGTCATTTCGACTCCTTGTGCTACCTGATAAATGTCACTTTCGTTGTAATTAGCCGGCGAATGAGTCGTGCAGCTTCTCGCTCCATGTCAGCGATGGTTTCCGGTGTTGCTGGCTTACGGGCATATTTACGCTCAATTTCGGCTAGAACAGCGTTTACGTCAGCATTGAGTGGTTCGATAATGTCTACGTTGAGACGTGCCATTTAGCGCTCCAAGCGAGTAGATGTTATTTCGATTTTATTGGTTAACTCACGCACAAGCTCATCGAAAATGTAGCTCTGCAATGCTGGTGTAAGTCGTCGACCCTTAACGGTGATCATCAGTTTATCAAACGCTTCCTGAACATCACTTTCCGTTGGGAGGCCGATAATTTCGAAAAGCATCGGGCCTTCGGTTATCTTCATTTAGAATTTCCTGCTGGTTGCTTGAGTTTAATAATCGGGGGCGTTATTTGACGCGTAGCCACGGATCTATGTAATCGATATCAAGGTATTTATCTCTGCCATGGTTAGCATGAAAACAAAACCTCTGGTCAGCTTTTTTTCTTACCTCGGCTGCCTCTTCTAGGCTATCAAATGCGCCGAGATGAATATTGCTTTCCCGTGTATTTATCGAAGCTACCCATTTCTTTGACCTTTTATCCCGGCGAACGCCATTTGAAGTGGAA